TCCTAGAAGAGCGAGTTGGGAAATGGTTTTCTGAATTAGGCATACTGATTGATAGAGAAGTTTCTGTAAAATATGAAATTCCAGCGATTTCCGGTAGGATAGACTTTTTAATTAGACACGCTAATTTTGGGGTAATACCGATTGAGTTGAAATCTATAAACACATCAAAGTTTGATACTTTGAGAAAACCTTTACCAGAACACAACATCCAAATTCAAATGTATCTTAATATGGGAGACTATGCAAAAGGAACTGTGTTATATGAGAATAAAAATAACCAAAAAATAAAAGCTTTTTTAGTAGATAAAGACCCTGAACATTGGGCAGATATACTAGAAAGGTGTTTTAAGATAAAAGACATGTTGGCAATGCCTGAAAAATGTACAGGACCTAGGTATTGTGACTGTCGATTAGTAGAGGAAAGATTGTTGTAATGGAAAAACGAGATACAAAATGGACTCCTATGAAGGCTTTAGGGAGAGCTAGACAAAAGGTAGATTCACTTGGAATACCTATATTTAATCCTGACTTAGCTGAAAGAGAAAACTTAAACTTCTCAGAATTAGACAAGTACTCAGATAAAGAACTTGAAGGGTTTTTGACTATGTATGGGGGGTATGAAGCTTTCTTAGAAACTAAAGTAGCTACACTTGAGGCAACTTTAGGAGCCCTAGAAGCATCATTTAATGAGGGTTACTCTACTTCTTTATATCAATTATCAAAACATTATGAAAAGGAGAAAAAGAAGAAACCTATAAAAGATGAAATCAGGGGTGAGATTATGACAAAAAATAAACAATTAGCACAAGTAAAGAAAGATATTATTGAACAAGAAGCAGAGTTACGGATTGTCAGAGGACTTTTAGAAACTTATCGTAAGGCATATGGGACGGTAAGCAGAGTAGTTACCCTAAGAACTAAGGATACATACTAATGTCAAACTATTTAGGACTAGATACATCAAGTAAGGCAATACATGGAGCCGTTGTAGATGATTCTGAGGCTCTTGTGGGCTTGTATAAATGGTCTAGTACAAAAAAATTGTCTAATCAAAGATTCCCTGAAATTGTGATTGATTTTTCGGAAGAAATGAGTAAAATAAATATAACAGATAAAGCAGCTGTAGAAGCTGCAATTTTTGTCCAAAACCGAAGGTCACTGATTTCTTTGGCTAATATGATAGGAGCCGTGTGGGCAGTCTTAGTACTAAATAATATTGAGACTTCATTGATACATCATGCCGAATGGAAAAAAGAAGTATTGGGAAAAGGGACACTAAAGAAAGATGCAATAATGAAATTTGCAGTAGAAAAGTGGGGAGACAGATTCCCCGAACAAGATTATGCTGATGCGGCTTGCATAGCATTATGGAACAAGAGGAGGTTTTAGTATGATAGGAGCAGGTGGATTAACTAAGGTAGTTAGAGGGTTTCAAATGTTCTTTCCGGGTAAGAAGGAAGGACCTAAGAGGGAATACAAAGATAAGTTTCCTAAGAAATTACCTACTATAGAAGATGTAAAAAAAGAATATGGTGCGGTTGTTTGGTGTAAGTTTTCTAAGTGTGCTAGTAACCAAGAAGTAAAAAACTTACAAAGAACTACTGGAAGTCTACTAAAAAGAAGAAACTATACCCCAATTGCTGAACAAGAACATATATGGGCTGGGATATGTACTAGGGGTGAAATAGGAATGCAATTTAATGAAATAAAATTACCACATGGTTCGAAGATAAAAGTTCCTAGTTGTTATACAGCTCATACAGATAAAACAGGATATTGGGACTTTTCTCAATTCTTAAACTCAGACGGAAGTCCATTAGGAGGGAACATAGATTCTCAACATGTATCTGATGATGGATACGGAGCACTAGATAGTAACAACATATACGAGTAATTATGCCTAAACATATACCAGACGAAATAAAATTAAAAGCCATGAGAATGTATCTCAAGGGAGATAAGTCTGCCAAACAAATAGCAGAGGAGCTCTCTGTAAATGGTGTGGTAGTAAGCCCACCTACTATATATGCGTGGGCTAAAAAAGATAGTTGGGGTGACCAAAAAGCCGTAGCTATTGCTGACCAACAACAACAAATTGCTGAGACAGAAGGGCAACGATTTGCACGGATGCAATCAGAGCAGTTAGATAGTTACTCTCAGATAGCGGGGCAAGCAGCGGAAGACCTAAAAGGGTTGCAGTTTGACCGAGCCTTAGATGCAGCAAGAGCAGCTGACATAGGTATAAAAGGTCAGAGAGAAGTTTTGCAAGGAATGATTAACATGGAATTTGTTCAAGATATCATGAGTGTTTTGATTGAAGAAATTTCTGACAATGAGACTTTACAAAGAATCGGTGTGAAACTAAAAGCTATCGAACAAAAACATAGGGATATATAGAAATGCCTAAAGATGTTGTAAGCGTTGAGAGTGCTTTTGATTTACTCTCTAAAGGTCTTATGGACCAGAAAAAATATGATGTAGGTTCTTTCAAAGAGTTTGTTCAAAACATATGGTGTCTTTCTTATGACAATCCTGAGTATTTTAAGGCATGGCATGTAGGATTATTAGCGGATGATATACAAGAATGTGTAGAAACAGGTATGAACTATGTTGGTGTTCTCCCCAGAGGTCACTTTAAGTCAACTATTTTAGGGCATGCTTTCAGTGTTTGGAGACTTTTGACTGCCCCAAGAGATATGTCCATACTTTATTTATCTTATAGTGATGGTATGGCTAAATACCACATTGCAGAAATAAATAAGATAATTGCAAGGAATCCTGTAATTACAGAAATGTTAGTAAACAGAAACCCTAAAGCAGATTATTCAGCTAGATTTTACAAGAACAACCAACCTATGGAAATAATGCATGGTGGGTTGTTTTCTTTCAAACGAGGTATGCACGTGAACGGAGCATTGATTGCTGATGACGTATTGAGAGACCCAGAGAACCCATTGAACATGGGGCAGATAACTAAAGTTGAAGACCATTTTATGACAGAAAGTTTGTTTATACCTCTAAAAGGGGTTCCGGTTATTGTTGTAGGAACACCTATGATGCCCGGTGATTTATTATCTAAGTTACAAGAAGACTCTAGGTTTAAGTCTAGGGTTCTACCAGCATTAGACCCTGTACCACAGAGGCGAGTTTTGATGCCGGAATTATATACAGAAGATTATTTGTTAGCCCAACAAAAAGCTAGACCTAAGTCTTTTGCTTCAGAGTTTATGTTGGTGCCACACTTTGCGACTGAGTCATATTTTGATTCTGAAGATATAGAAAAATGTGAGGATATTACTTTAAGGTCAGTTCCAGCTACCAAAAAATATAAAGATTGGGGAACTGGTGACCAAGTTTTTGGTGGTTTTGATGTGGGTAAGAAAAAACATCCATCACATTTGGTGTTGTTTAAAAAGAGCGGGGATGATATAGTACAGATACATCATTCGTTTTTAGATGGTTGGAGTTACTCTGACCAAATAGAATATTTGAATGAAGTCGCAGACAATTTTGATTTGACTTCAGGGTATATAGATAACACACGTGGGGAGTTAGAAGACAGAGGATTAGACGCTAGATGGAGAGGGATGCATTTCTCCCAAAAAAGTAAAAATACTATGGCTTCAGTCTTCGAAAATTTTGTTCACGGTGGTAAAATAAAGTTAATCAAAGACGAAAGACAGAAGCAGCAGATACTGTCTGTAAGTAATGAATTGAAAGCACCCGACACACCACTAGGACATGGGGATGCCTTTTTCTCAATTGCCATGGCTTTACAGGCTGTACATGACACAGCATATAAGTTTGTAGATTTGGGAAGTGCAGCGGACTGGTTTAATGCAATTAGTCCCGGGGAAACCCCGGAGAGCCGTAGGCAAATGGATAATGAACGAAAGGGTGCTGATTCCGAAGTTAATCCATTACAAATGCAACCAGTAAACCCTAGTGAAAGGGCTAGCTCTGCACCAAACCCGCAATGCGGTGACCCTGTTTGTAACCCATCTTTTTGGGTTCCGGAAAGAGGACTTTGCTTGTATTGCAACTTTAGACAACAATAGAATACTATTACAGGAGAAATTAAATGATATTAGAAAATAAAATAGAAACACGCACAGAAGATAAATCTACAATCACAGACCAAGCAGAGGTTATTTTAGCTCACCGATATTA